TGGTTGCCCACCTGAAGAAAGGCGAGGGCGACGAGCGTATGCCGAACCGCATGGACATATCCGGCACCGCTGCTATCTCGGACTTGGTAGATAACGTGGTGCTGGTATGGCGCAACAAGAAAAAGGAGCGCGACCGCGAGGCAAGCAAGCCGGTTGCCGAGACTGATCCCGATGCGGTGGTGATCGTGGACAAGAACCGTAACGGCGATTGGGAGGGGCGAATCAAGCTCTGGTTCGACAAGGGCGCATTGCGATTCAGCGATAACGCATTTTTGGCGCGGAGGGCGGCATGACACGTCGCCTAGCAATATCTCCCGCGCTAGTCCCTGAGATACGCGCCTATTACCAGCGCGGCAAGCGAGGTCGCGGCTACGGTGCGACAGCCAAGCGGTTCGGGCTGGCTGAGTCCACGGTGCGCGATTTGATTTTGTATTGGACGGGAGCGTACCTATGACCAAGCGATTAATCATCCTGGCAGGCGACGTACAGCGCCAACGCGCCAAGCAAGCTATAGACGAAGCTTCGATTGGTGATGTGGTCAAGATTGCGCCGCCCGCAAAGTCCCGCGATCAAGAGGAAAAGTATCACGCGATGATTGGCGACATTGCCAAGCATTGCACCTTCATGGGCGAGAAGTTGGGCAGCGATGATTGGAAGCGCCTGCTCGTAGATGCCTTCGTTCGCACGATGCGCGACCAAGCGCAAGCAGATGGCAAGCCTGACCCGTTCGCAGGGCAGGGGCGCGTCATGCCAAACCTTGACGGAACCGGCTTTGTGCAGCTTGGCGTACAGACCCGCAAGTTTCGTAAAGCGATGGCTTGCGAGTTCATTGAATACCTGTACAGCTACGGCTGCGACCAATTGGTTCCGTGGTCTGACGATGCCGCTGAAATGGCGATGGGGCTGGCCGCATGAAATCAACAATCCCCTACTTCAAGGGCATTTCAAGCGACATGAGAACAGGCCGGTGGGGTATTACTTGCCCTAAATGCAGGTGCATCTTTGAGCCAAAAACAACGATGCTATCGACGCAAGAGTTGACATGTCCGAATAGAAAGTGCGGCGCTGAAATGATCGCTAGGTACAACGACGAAACTGTAAATATCGTGGAGGCCGCATGATCTACCTCGCCCTGTACCTAGCCGCATCAATCGCCGCGACGGTCATTTACTGCCGCGTCTGCAAGATTAACGAGGGTGGGCTATGACGATTCAGCGCGAGGTAATTATTGGCGATGCTCGGCTGCTGTTGGGCGATTGCATGGACATATTGCCGACGCTTGGCAAGGTGGATGCGGTGATAACTGACCCGCCGTATGGGATTGGCGCGAACAAACAAACGCTCGGGAAAGGGAAGAAAGATTTCGACCGTGGCGGTGATTGGGACGAATCTGCTCCCGATCTGGCGCTTTGCATCGCTGCCGCGTCGGTAGTCTGCTTTTGGGGTGGCAATTACTTCGCAGATCAGTTGCCGGTGACGAATGACTGGCTGATCTGGCACAAGCGCAATGACGGACGCAGTTTTTCCGAATGTGAAATGGCGTGGACAAATTTTGGCCGACAGACTCGCCACCTTTCACATCATTGGTCTGGCGAAGAAAAAAACCATCCAACACAAAAACCATTGGCCGTAATGCATTGGTGCGTCGAACAGGCTGGCGAAGTTCAAACCATCCTAGATCCGTTCATGGGTTCCGGCACAACCGGAGTTGCTGCCATCCAGCTAGGCCGCAAGTTCATCGGCATTGAACGCGAAGAGCGTTATTTCGACATAGCCTGCGAACGCATAGCAGCCGCAGTCGGCCAAGGCAAGCTATTCGCACCCGAGCCGGTCAAGCAAGAGCAAGGGGCGCTGCTATGACCTTCGCCGCGATGACAGCCAAGCGCATAGGCAAATGCCGCATCTGCCGCGGGCCATACGTCAAGCGTTCGATGACGCACATTGCCTGCTCCGTCCCATGCTCGCAAGAGGCTGCAAGGCTCAAGCGCGAGAAGGAAGCCGCCAAGCAAGCCAAGTCGGAGCGCCAAGCCGACAAGGTGCGCAAGGAGAAGCTCAAGACGCGCAAGGACTTCAAAGCACCCGCACAGGTAGCAGCCAACGCCTACGTCCGCGAACGGGATGCCGACTTGCCTTGCATATCGTGCGGCAAGCCAGCGGGAACAAGCGAGGCGCTGACGGGCGGCGGATGGGATGCCGGTCACTATCGCTCGGTCGGCTCGTCAGAACATTTGCGCTATGACCTGCGCAACATCCACAAGCAATGCAAGCGGTGCAATAGCTCGGCTAAGGGGCTGGCGGGCAATCACGTTGAGTTCCGCAAGGGTCTGGTTATCCGCAAGGGCGCGGAGTTTGTGGAGGGCGTGGAGAACGACAACAGGCCGCGCCATCACTCAATCGAATGGCTCAAACGATTCACCGCAATCATGCGGGCGAAGTTGCGCAGGATGAAGGCGAGGCGGTCATGAGCAAGTGCGCCCATTGCAGCAACCTAGACACGACCACGCACGAGCGCCACGCAGCACTAGGCTTTGGTCAGTGCAAAGCCGCGCCGATAGCCACGTTCGTGAGCCTGACGCGGGATAACGATTGCGACAAGTTCAGGCAAGCCAGTGAGCAGGTAATCGAAGTAAGACGGGCAGATTGGAATAACCGCAAAAAGGGACAAAAATGAAACTCAACCGCATAGAAGCCGAAATCCTCGCCTACCTGCAAGCCTCAGCCGGTCAGCGATTCGAGACGCAGCAGATTGCTACCCATTTCGGCGTATCACTCCGCAGCATACGGGGAACGCTGCATTCGCTCGAAAGCAAAGAGCGCATCCACTCGCACCAGCCATCACGCGCAGCGGTGCAATGGTACGCAGAGGGCAAGCGGGACGGCAGCCCGATAGTCGAGCCGAGGGAGGTATTCAAGCGCGGGCAGGAGTACAAACCTGACCCGCAATGGACGGCGCAAATAGAGCGTATCAACGCGCACAAGGCGGCTAATCCAAGTGGGCTATCCAAAGGGCTATAGGGGGAAATATGAAGAAACTTGCGTTTGGCGTTGCTATTTCGGTCATTTCGCTATGGGGCGGGTTTTACCTTGAGTCATTGCTGCGAGTAGGCCATTGGGCTTTGTCTCCAATGATCATTACAGCGACCGCAATGTTTTGGGGCGGCATGGTTCTAGCCGTCACGGGCGCTATGGAGCTATAGGGGGAGATATGACACCTGCGACACCAGAACGGCTACGGGAACGGCGGCGGGAAAGGTTACGCGTAATTGCAGACCGAGCCGCTGTAAAACAAATGATTGAGTTCCAGTTGAAATCTACGCGGGAGACGATTGACATGCTCGGCTTAGACCGCAAATCTACGCTGCTAAACGAGATATACGGCAAGCCATGACGCGCGAATTTAACCAATGGAGGCAGGATATGAGCGATGGCGTGAGACTAGGCGTTCCACTATTGGACGGCGATCAGGAGGTTGCACTTATGGCGGCGCTTGTGGTGTTAATCAATCATTTTGAGGGCGGCTTATGCAATGACCGTTTGGTCACAGAGGAACAACTTGCCCGCGTAGTTAATTGGGCTGCTGACAGATACGGCAAGCCATGACCCACGAGGACCGTCTATTTGCCGAACTAGCCCGCATCGGCAAGCCAAGGGATAGGGCGATGGAGCAGAAATACTATGGCAATCCGGCAGATTTCGTAACGTTCGGTAAACGGGAGGTGGAAATGGAAAGAATGCCAGATCGTGAGGCGGCAGACTCGCTGCTAGTCGAGTGGTTCCGATGGTCGGCCAGCTACCGGCCAAAGTTGGGAGCGCCGAGGGTAGCGCCGTATTGCCAGCAATTCCAGTCCAGCCGCCAGTATGACGAAGATGCTGCCTATAGCCGAATCCATGTCAACAAGATGAAAGTCGTGGATTGGGCAATAGATAGCTTGGCCGTCGCCATGCAGCAGACTATCGGCACTGAGATGCGCAATCGGCTATCAGAGGCCAAAGTATGGCGCTCACCGTCCAATGTGACCTATGCCGAAGCCCTGGATGCTGTGGTTCCAAAGATGCGCGGAAGGGGGCTGTTTGACTGATGCAAAATAGTTCTTGTAAACCGCGATTCTTTCAGATAGTCTTGACATTGTGGTGGGCAAGTAGCCTTCTACGTAAGCCTCGTCTCCGCAAGGATTCGGGGCTTTTCCACATCTGAAGATCGGGCTTAGCGCGGATGAGGCCATGGGCAGCGCGTAGCTTGGGACTGGCGACCCCTTAATCGAGTCAATTAGCCATACACGACATGGAACACGGAAGCCAGCCGAGTGGCAATGCCACGCTTAGATCGGCGCGGGACGCTGTAACCCGCACCAAACCCGATAAATATGTCGGGTAGCGCATCATTGACCGCGCATTACACCGTGTAACGCAGCATCTATAACCGCCCCGCCTCCTTAACCGGACAGCGGGGCTTTTGCATTTCTGGCACTCCCCGCCAAAAGAATATGACGGTAGCCGCATGCCGGTCGGGACGAAAAGTGTGACGCATTGCCAGCGCTTTGATGGGGGCGCGAGTGGTTCCAGACTCCAGGGGACTGCACAGAGTCGGGGTAAAAGGGTTGACGGACGCAAGTCTGGGGCGCGACAGGGGCAAGTCGATAAAACTGCTACCCGATGTTATTGGCATTGCTGGCTCGAGTCAGATGGGGATCGTTAGGGGCTTCAACCCTAACCCCATCTAATGACACCTAAAAGCAGAGTGATAGTCAAAACCTATCAACATTGCACTGAGCAATAGAATTCGCGCTGGGGAGTGCTGAATTGACTGGCTCCGGTCACTAAACGGGCAACGAATCTCCCGCCGCTACCCTGCGGACTTGCCAGCCCTGAGCAATCTCGGCTGGCCTTTTTACACCTACCGACTTCCAGCGGCTTCTGGATGCATAACTTCCGCTAGACGGATGCGACATGCCAATAGAAATCGAATACCGCCGTATCGACGCACTCGTGCCATACGCCAGGAATAGCCGCACTCACTCGGATGACCAAGTGGCGCAGATTGCCGCCAGCATTCGTGAGTTCGGCTGGACGAACCCGATCCTAGTTGACGGCGAAAACGGGATTATTGCCGGTCATGGGCGGTTGCTCGCTGCCCGCAAACTAGGCTCCGAGACGGTTCCGGTGATTGAGTTGGCAGGGCTAACGGACGCGCAGAAACGGGCTTACATCATTGCCGACAATAAGCTGGCGATGAACGCTGGCTGGGATGATGAACTGCTCGCGCTGGAATTTAGCGAACTGGCAGACCTTGGGTTTGACTTAAATCTGACTGGCTTCAGCGCCGACGAGATCGCTGCGCTTGAGCCAGAAGAAATACCGGCTGGCCTGACTGACGAGGACTATGTTCCTGAAGTGCAGCCAGAGCCAATAAGCAAAATTGGTGATGTTTGGGTGCTAGGCAAGCATCGGGTAATGTGCGGTGACTCAACCAGCATTGATGCGGTTGAGAAGTTGATGGCGGGGCAGAAGGCGGACATGGTTTTTACTGACCCGCCTTATGGCATGAGTTACGGGGGGGGGGCGCTCGCAGGTTCAACCCCAAAAGGTGCGCTCGTGAAGGCACACGGCATGATCCTCGGAGACGACAAGACCGGAGATGAACTAATTTCGCTTGTCCGCGATGCAATAGCCTCCGCTGTAGTTGTTAGCAAATCTGGCGCGGCGACTTATATTTGCTTCCCTTGGCGAACATATAGTGAATTTGAGTCTGCAATTGAGGAGTGCGGGTTAAAAGCGTCGGCCTGCATCGTGTGGGATAAAAAGTCAATCGGGCTTGGTAACGCCAACTATAGACCCCAGCACGAGTTTATTTTCTATTGTAAAGGCGGGTCTTGGTACGGTGACAAGGCGCAATCAGACGTTTGGAGCATGAGCCGTGGCGCTACTGGCAAATATGTTCACCCCACACAGAAGCCCGTGGAATTAATTGAACAGGCGCTAAACAACAGCAGCAAGGGCGGTGACAATGTGCTTGATGTATTTGGTGGCAGCGGCTCAACCCTAGTCGCCTGCGAAAAGACAGGCCGCGAAGCCCGCTTGATGGAGCTAGACCCAAAGTATTGCGATGTAATCGTCAAGCGTTGGCAGGAGTTCACAGGCAAGGATGCTGTGCTTGAGACTGATGGCCGCACGTTTAACGAGGTCGCAGCATGATTACCAAGCCAACCATCGAGATCGACCTGAAGAAGGTTGAAGGGCTTGCAGAGCGCGGATTAAGCCGCGAGCAGATCGCAGCCGCACTAGGTATCAGCGAGACAACGTTGTACAGCAGGCAACGCGAAAACGAAGAATTTGCAGAGTCCATTAAAAGGGGCAGGGCAAAAGGAGTCGGGTTCGTCGCCAACAAGCTGATGGAGCAAATCGCAACTGGCAACATTACGGCGATGATCTTCTATCTGAAGGCTCAAGGCCAGTGGCGCGAGGTCAGCCAGACGCAGCTAACTGGCGCGGATGATGGCCCGATTCAAATATCAAAGATTGTGCGCGAGATCGTTAAGCCGCAATGAGCGTGCTGACGGTAGAAACGCCCGAAGTATTCGAGCCATTGCTGCATCCGGCGCGGTACAAAGGCGCTTACGGTGGTCGAGGTAGCGCCAAGTCGCATTTCTTCGCTGGCTTGCTAGTTGAGGACTGCATCAGAGAGAAGATCGACGCGGTATGTCTGCGCGAAGTGCAGAAGTCGCTCAAGTTTTCGGTCAAGAAGCTGATAGAGAACAAGATAGCCAGCATGAACGCGGGGCTGTACTTCGAGGTGCAGCAGGAACAGATCAAATGCCGCAATGGTGGCGTGATCATCTTCCAAGGCATGCAAGACCACACCAGCGATTCAATCAAGTCACTAGAGGGCTTTAACCGCGCTTGGTTCGAGGAAGCGCAGTCTGCTAGTCAGCGCAGCCTTGACTTGCTCAGGCCGACGATTCGCGCCCCTGGTAGCGAACTGTGGTTTAGCTGGAACCCTGACCTAGCATCAGATCCCGTTGACTTGCTGCTGCGCGGCGATAACTTGCCGCCCAATGCGACGGTCATCGAGGTCAATTACACAGACAACCCGTGGTTCCCGCAGGAGTTGCGGGACGAGATGGAGTACGACAAGCGGCGCGACCCTGACAAATACGCGCATATCTGGCTTGGCAAGTACCGGCAAAACAGCAA